GCTTTTTGCTTGGCGCGGACTACCTGGCCGCGGCCGACAAACTGGAAGACGCCCTCGCGGCATCGGATCCGGGCGCGCTGGTGCATCCCTGGCTTGGCACGCGTCGCGTGGCCGTGGACGAGTACCGCCGCCGCGAGACCACCCGCGAGGGCGGCTACGTCAAATTTTCCATTACCTTTGTGGAGGCCGGGCAGGCCGCCGAACCGGACGCGGTCACGGACACGGCCTGGGTCGTGGACCAGCAGGCGGATGCGGCCCAGGCCGCTATACAAAAGGACCTGCCCACACGTTTCCGCGTGGCCGGGCTGCCCGAATGGGTACGCCAATCCGCTCTGTCCCGGTTGTTGTCCGTGGCGGATGACATGCAGTCCGTTGCAGGGTTGGCTGGCCTGCCCGTGGCAATGGCGGAACAAATAATGTCGAATCTGGGCCTCTTCCGGACCGAGGTCCTGGACTTGTTGTCAACGCCATCCGCTCTCGCCTCTCGCGTTGCCTCGTTGTGTTTTGGTCTTTCCGCCTTCTTTGATTGGTCAAGTGTCAATTGGTCAAGCCTCAACCGGTATCGCTCCTTGCGCGGCTATGCTGCCGATGCCTCGGCGGGCCGCGCGGCCCTGCCCGCCACGGCCACCCAGGCCCGGGTACGCGAGGCTGATAACCGTTTGGCCATCGATGCCCTGGTGGAGCGCACTGCCCTGATATCATCCGTGCGTGTGGCCTCCAAACTGACGTACGACACCTATGACCAGGCCGCTGCCCTGCGCACGGAGCTGGCCGCAGCAATTGACGACGCCGCGGCCACTGCCAGCGACCCGGTGTACCGCCGATTGACGGATCTGCGTGTGGCCCTGGTCCGGGATTTGACCGCGCGCGGCGCGAATCTCGCCCGGCTGACCACCTGGACGCCGCCCACAACGTTGCCGGGTCTTGTGGTTGCCCACAAAATTTACGGCGACGCCACCCGGGCGGGCGAAATCGTGCGCCGCAATCGCATCCGCCACCCGGGCGCGGTACCGGGCGGCAGGCCCTTGGAGGTGCGCACCAATGACTAAGCCCGATGTACGCTTGCACCTCGCCGGGCAAAGCTACGGCGGTTGGCAGACCATCAACATCAAGCGCGGCCTGGAGCAGGTTGCGGGCACGTTTGAACTCTCCGTGTCCGAGCGCTGGCCCGGCCAGGACGTGCCCCGGCCCATCCGGCCCGGCGCGGCCTGCACTCTGCGTGTGGACGGCCGGACCGTGATCACGGGCTGGGTGGACGACGTGTCCGTGCGCTACGACGCCCGCGAGCACACCGTATCCGTGTCCGGCCGGGACGCCACCGGGGATCTGGTGGACTGCTCGGCACCGAGTACGCAATTCGCGCTGTTCACCCTGGCCGAAATTGCGGAGCGGCTGTGCCAGCCCTACGGCATCGGCGTCATCAACCGGGCGGAACGCGGATTGCCGTTTCAGCGCATGAAAAACGACGAAGGGGACACCGTGTTCGAGACCCTGGAGGCGGCGGCCCGCTGCCGGGGCGTGCTGCTGCTCTCGGACGGCCAGGGCAACCTAGTCATCTCCCGCATTTCCGGCCAGCGCGTGCGCACGCCGCTTGTGCTGGGCGAAAACATCCTTTCCATGTCCGCGCAATTCAGCGACCGGGACCGCTTCAGCAAATACACGATCAAGGGGCAGACCGTGGGTACGGACGATTGGTCCGGCGAGTCCGCCGCCCAACCCGTTGGCCGCGCCGTGGACAAGGCTGTCACGCGCCACCGCCCCCTGACCGTGCTTACCGAAGAGCAGTCCGACGGGGCCACGGCCCAGGAGCGGGCCGAATGGGAGCGCAACGTACGCTATGGCCGCTCCCGGTCCCTCTCCGTGACCGTGCAGGGTTGGACCAACGAGTCTGGACTCTGGATGCCCAACCGCCTGGTGCGCCTGTGCGATTCCTGGCTGGGCATGGACCGGGATCTGCTCATCTCCGAGGTGGGCCTCGTGCTGGACGAGCAGGGCCTGCGCAGCGAGCTGAAGCTCTGCCCGCCGGAGACGTTCGAACGCTTGCCCCTGCCGGAACCCGGCGGCGACGAAGGGGGTTGGACGTGATCCGCACACTGCAAAAGCTTTTGGCCCCGTTGCGTCGCCGTCTGTCCCTGATCGTGACCCGCGCCGTGCTGACCCTGGTGGACGACGCCCGTCTGCTTCAGGAAGTCCAGGTCAAGCTCCTGGCCGACGAGGTCATGGACGGGGTCGAGCGCTTCCAGGAATACGGCTTTACGTCCGTTCCCCATGCCGGGGCCGAGGGCGTGGCCCTGTCCGTGGGCGGCCATCGGTCGAATACCGTGGTCATCGCCGTGGACGACCGTCGCTACCGGCTCAAGGGCCTGCAAAACGGCGAGGTAGCCCTCTACACGGACGAGGACCAGGCCGAACACGGACACCGCATCGTGCTCCGGCGCGGCGGCGTCATTGAGGCGCATTGTGCCCATCTGAAGCTGCATGCGCGCCAGTCCCGCACCATGGATGTGGCGGGATACGGCGAAACGCTCACCTATGTGGGCGGCACGGCCTGGCATCAGGACACCTACCATGACGGGGCCACAGTGACCGCGACCGAGCACGGCATTCAGCCGCCGGAGGTCGAATAGATGGACGCGAAGCTGATCTGGAAGGAAATGGGTGCGGACCTAGCCTTGGAAAACCTCGACCTGGTGCGCGACAGCGGTCTGCAAACCGCCGTGGTTCTCTCCCTGTTCATCGACCGCCGAGCCGAGGAGGACGACGTGCTGCCGGACAACACCGGCGACCGCCGGGGCTGGTGGGCGGACGCCTATCCCGCCGCACTGGACGACAAATACGGCTCCCGGCTCTGGCTGCTCAGCCGAGAAAAGCAGCTTTCGTCCGTGCTGGTGCGGGCGCGTGAGTATGCCGAGGAAGCTCTGGCCTGGCTGGTGGAGGACGGCGTGGCCAGGGCCGTGCGCGTCAGCGCCGAGGTGGTCCGGCAGGGCGTGCTCGGCCTAGCCGTGGAGATTGAGCGGCCGGACGCCTCGAAACTGCAATATCGTTACAATTTTCTTTGGGAGGCCATGAATGAGCTTTGATCGTCCTGATCTGGCCACGCTGCTGGGCCGCGCCCGGGCCGACATCGAATCGCGCCTGGAAGGGGCCGACGCGGGTCTGCGCCGCTCCGTGCTGGGCGTGCTGGCCACCATGCACGCGGGCGTGACCCACGGGCTCTACGGCTACCTGGACTATTTGTCCGCGCAGCTCATGCCGGACACCGCCGAGGTCGAATACCTGGACCGCTGGGCAGGCATCTGGAAGATCGCACGCACCCCGGCGGCCAAGGCCACGGGCACGGCCCTGATCAGCGGCACGTCCGGGGCCGTGCTCCCGGCGGGCGCGCTGCTGCGCCGTGCCGACGCCGCGGAGTATGTAGTCACCGTGGAGACAACTCTGGCGGATGGCGCAGCCAGCGTGCCTATCCAGGCCAAGATATCCGGCGCATCCGGCAACACCGGGCCGCGCGCGAAGCTCTCCCTGGCCTCGCCCGTGGCCGGGGTCCAGTCCGTGGCCACGGTGGAGGATTGCTCCGGAGGCGCGGACGCCGAGTCCGACGATTCCCTGCGCGCGCGGCTCCTGGCCCGCGTCCGGCAGGCCCCGCACGGCGGCGCGGACTTCGACTACGAGGCCTGGGTCTTGGCCGTGCCCGGCGTGACCCGCGTCTGGGTTTCTCCGTTGGAGCTAGGCCCGGGAACCGTCACCGTGCGCATCATGACCGACGCCATCACGGACGACGGCATCCCCACGTCGGAAAGCGTGGCCCTGGCCCAGGCGGCCCTGGACGCGTCCCGGCCCGTCACCGCCGATGTGACCGTAGCCGCGCCCATTGCCGCGCCGTTGAATCCACAGATTGCGCTTGCCCCGGACACCAGCGCGGTGCGCGCCGCCGTGCAGGCCGAACTGCTCGACCTGCTCCGCCGGGAAGCCCGGCCGGGCGGCACGATCCTGATCAGTCACCTGCGCGAGGCCGTGTCCATCGCCGCCGGGGAGCATGATCACGTGCTGGTCAGCCCGGTTGCGGACGTGGCCCATGCCACGGGCGAAATCGCTACACTCGGCACGATCACCTGGGAGGCGCTCTAGATGTCCCTGACCGCTGAAGCATATCGCGATCAGTTGCTGGCCCTGGCCCCTCCTGGCTTGGCTCTGCCCCTGGAGACGGAGAGCGGCTGGGCCTTGCTGCTCCTGGCCCTGGCCGCTGAGCTGGGCCGCGTGGACGAGCGCGGCGACGATTTGCAAGCCGAGGCCGACCCGCGCAGCGCTCTGGAGCTGCTGCCCGACTATGAGCGGGTCTGCGGTCTGCCGGACGTCTGCACGGGCAGCGCCACGCTCCAGGAACGCCGCGCCCGCGTAGTGGCCGTGCTGACCGCCCTGGGCGGTCAGAGCCGCGCTTATTTCCAGGCCCAGGCTGATGCCCTGGACTACGACGTAACCATTGAGGAATACCGGCCGTTCATCGCGGGCTGGAGCCGCTGCGGGGACGCGCTTTCCGGAGCGCCTGCGGTGCGCCACTACTGGCGGGTGCGTGTGCATGGTCCCCGCGTGACCCTGTTCCGGGGCGGGGCCTCGGCCTGCGGCGACCGCCTGGGAACCATTGCCCGGGCCGCAGACCTGGAATGCCTGCTGCAACGCCTGAAGCCCGCTCACACCGTGCTGATTTTCGCATACGAGGAGGTATAATATAATGAAGTACGTTCCCCCCATTGGCGCAGCCGAAGGCGAGCCATACGTGGACGCCAACCCGGCGTCCGGCGTCCAGGGATCGCCCGTTCCTGCGGCCGCAATTGAACACGCCATGCGCGAGGTGGTGGAGGTCATCACCGCTGCCGGGATCACCCCGGACGGCGAGGACCTGACCCAACTGCGCCAGGCCATCGAAACCCTGATCGCGGCGGGCCTCCCGGACCTGACCGCCCTGCTCGCGCACCTCACCGACACCAGCGACCCGCACGCGACCATCGCCGCGCTGCTGGCCTCGGCCAATGCCTGGACAGCCGCCCAGGCGTACACGCCCGTCGACCTGCCCATTGCGGCCGACGGCAGCGTGACCTGGGACGTGAGCGCCGCCCCCGTGGCCAAGCTGCCCCTGACCGAGGACGTGACCGCGATCTCGCTCACCAATGCGCAGCCCGGCTGCTCCTACGAGCTGACCGTCATCCAGGACGCCACCGGAGGCCGCAGCGTGGCCTGGCCGGGCGCCTGGCGCTGGCCCGGGGGCAGCGCCCCGGACGTATCCAGCGACCCGTACGCCGAGGATCTGCTGATGCTCAGCGTGCGGGACTCCGGCGGCACCCCGCTCATCCGCGCCTGCGCGGCCCAGGCCTTTGCGGAGGTGTCCTGATGTTTGCGCCTTGGCTCTATCCGCTGGCCATGGTCAACACCGGCCCCCGGAACTGGTTCGGCGCCGGCTCCCTGGGCGACGTGCGCATTACGGACGCGGGCGGGGCCGAGGCCAGCCAGGACAGCGGCCAGACCTGGACGGCCATCACGGGCTGGACCCGCGAGGGCAACGTGGTCCTGGTCCCGTCCGCTGAGGACGGGGACATGATCGTGCTCCACTGCCGCTCGCTGACCATCGAGGCGGGCATGACCCTGACCACATCGCACCGCTGCCGGGGTCTCATGGTTTATAC